GAATTCTGAAACTGATAAAACTATGAAAGAAAGATATAATATGCATATTGAAGATTTTAGGTATGATAACACTAAACAAAAACCATATATGGATGTTCAAAATAGGTTAAATGCTGTTATTGATGATGTGTGTTCGAATGATAAAGGTATTAAATATTTAGGTCCTAAATACTATAATAGATCACCAGAGCAAATAAATTATGATTTAAGATGTGAAAATAATTTAAAAGTACATAATGTTTGCCCACAAGGTCAAGTTCAAACACTCTTAAGGGAACATATAAATCCATATACATATGATAATTCTAATTATGTTAAGCGAATTACAAACGCATCATTAAGTTCACCACCACATGTAGATATTATTATGGAAAAAATTTGTACAAATACTGTATTATTTGAGTTGACTGCTGATGATTTAGCAAAACCTAATCCAAGGAGATTGCGAGCTATTTGTCTTTCTGGAAATGTATATTTATGTAATAACCATACTATTCCAGTTATTGATAGTTTTGTCCTAAAAATTGTTCATGATTTTGAGGTCAATTCAGTTAACTCTAATGTGTCCCGGCCATTTATAGCAAAAGATATTATTAGATTTCCATCTAAGGATATAGCATTATTTGAATTTTCATATGTTAAACCTAAACCAAATATATCAAAATTTTTTCAATTACAAGGAAATAATAGTCCCGTGAATGGATTTTATTTAAAACGTACTAATGAGGGTTTAATAGAGAACATTACCGTAAAAAATATACAATTTACAGGATTGAGGAAAAATATTATTATAAATTCAACATTTAATGGTGTTTGTGGTAAACCTATAAGAGCTACTCAAGCTGGTGAGTGTGGTATGCCTCTTGTTGCAGAATATAAAAATTTTACTGGTGGTGTGTGTTTATCAATATTGGGAATACATATTGAGGGATATGCTGATAAGGGTTACAATGAATGTGTCTCTATAAGCCTACATCAAAATGAAATTATTGATTATTTGAATTTATTTGAAAAACAAGTAACAGGTGGAATTCCAATGATAGGATCTTTAACTAAATCAATTGAATTACTACCTTTGTGTGAACAGTCTAATCTTAGATTGATAGGAAAGGGTAATGGTGAAATATTTGGTACAGTCTCAAAAAATCTATCTCACCCTAAATCTCGTGTGCGTGATACAATATTACTTCCATTCTTGGAGAAACAAGGAATACAGAAAGTACATTATGCTCCTGTTATGACTGGTAGAAAAATATATACAGAGCCTCTGAAACAAATGATTAATACTCGATGTAAATTTGATCCTAATATACTCAGATTGTGTGCTGATGCTTATATAAAATATATTAAAAGACATTTAACTAAAAATGATTATAGATTGTTAGAACCTTATGATTTAGAAACAGCATTAAATGGTGCTCCAGGAGTTGCATATGTAGATGCAATTAATAAAAATACAAGTGCAGGACATCCGTGGAGGAAGAATAAAAAACAATTTTTAATTGAAACCCCGTCTGAACTATATCCTGATGGATTTGATATAGATGATGAAATCAAAGCTAATGTGAAGTTTCGAATGGATAAATATCTAAAAGGTGAATGTACATACCCAATTTTTGTTAATTCATTGAAAGATGAAGTTGTAAGTGAAAAGAAGTTTCGTAATGAGGCTACTCGTAATTTTGCAGCTCTATGTTTAGATGGTACTTTAGTTGGGAAAATGATATTTGGATCCTTTATTAGACTCATGTTAAACCACAAATTTTTATTTGGAACTGCCATTGGGATTTGTGCTCAATCTAAAGAATGGGATGAAATTGCGCATTTTATGTTAGATTTTGGACATAGATTTCTTGATAGTGATTTTGGAGCTTTTGATAAAGGTATGCATTCTGAGTGGATAAAGATGGCATTCTATGTTATTCGATCTATAATGTCAGAAGGGAGTTATTCAGAGGAAATGCTTTTGGCTGCTAAAGCGGCTGCTATGGATATTATTTTTCCTATGATGTTGGTTCAAAATGATTTAATTCAGTTTCAAGGTACAACCGCCTCTGGTCATGGTCTTACTACACCGGTAAATAGTATTCTTAATGTACTTGGTCATCTTTATGTGTTTCATAAGATTACAGGATTGCATCCTGACGAATTTTGGTCATATTGTAGAATTCTTACATATGGTGATGATGTAATATTAGTCTCAAAATTAGAGGAGTTGAATTTCTTTGCTCTTCAAGATGCCTTTACAAATATTGGTTGGAAGTATACGTCTGGAGATAAATGTGATAACCCGTCTCGTTTTAAAAATTTTGGTGATCTGACATTTCTAAAAAGGAGTTTTAATTTCTCTGCTGAAATGAATTGTTATGTAGCGCCTCTAGAAGAAAAATCTATTATTAAATCTTTAACTATGTGTGTAGCGTCAGATAAAATATCTCACGAATTGCAATGTGAAAGTATAATTTCTACTGCAGTTCGCGAATATTTTTATTATGGTAGAGAAAAATTTGAAAAGATGTCTAATATGTTAAGACAAGTAATGCTAGATGCTGAATTAGAAGATTTTATTGTAGCAAGTACTTTCCCGAAATGGGAACAGTTGGTTGAAGATTTTAATGGTCGTATTGTTATATCTAATAATGAGCCTCAAGGAGAAAAGAAATTGCCTCGAATCCCTAATGAAATTGTTGATGAAATACTATGGTATGCTCGGTCTCTTGTTCCTTGTGAATTTTGTGATTCAATGTATTGTGGTCCATGGTTGATGGTTCGAAATCCTAAACATTGCACTAATTGTTATAAGTGTGCGAGTGGTATTTTATGTTTTACGTGTTTATTNCGTATTGGTATGTCTNTAGAACAAAATGTTAGGAAAGATAGTCTCATGCGATTGCCTCATTGTATATGTGGAATGAGAAATGAAGGACTCTTTTATAGTGATATTTTTAAAGCATATGTATGTCTAAGTTGTTATTCAAATAAACACTGTGCTTACTGTGCAATAAATATATCTCAATTTAGGTGTCCAATGCATTGTATGCTTGATGGTCCCAATTTTATGACTATTATCACTCCCCGTGGTAATGCAGTTTTAAGTTGGAATCGATTTGGGTATACAATTGGCGGTTTTTAAACTGCACTTGGCGATGAGAGGCGCCAGAAATCTCTCTCAAGAAATGTAGGTAGTTACTGTGCTTCTTACGTGTGATTTTACATAAGAGTAAGAATGGACNTACATGGTTTTAAATTTGCCAGTGCGTTCCACAAAATCTCTTTTTAGAGAAGGTGAGGCAGATGCCAATCTAAATCAAAATTATATACACAGTGAGCTTTGTGTATATTCTTAAAATAGCTTTCTGAAATCGAAAATGAAATTGCGAGTGGTTTTAAAGCAACCACACAACCTGAGCAATCCTCAGAGACAAAACAGGAAACAGTACATTTCCTAGATGAAAACGTTGGACAAAAGAATGATTTTTCTAGTAAATTAGATAATGCTAATTATTATGGGTCACCCACTTTAGCCGATTTAGGTGAGTTTTTATCACGCCCTGTGCGTATAAGCTCATATACATGGAATGAGTCTGATGCTACTGGTTCTAGTTTCGATATTAATCCATGGTCGTCTTTTTTTAATAATGCTTTTATTTTAAAGAAATTGGATAATTATGCTTTTATTCGTTGTAAACTACACTTAAAATTTGTAATTAATGCGTCCCCAGATCG